TACCGCGCTACTAGAGTGGCGTAGTTACTGGTGCCGCTGACCGTGACCTTGATGTGGTCGTACGGATCGGACCACTTCTGAACCTGCGGCACCGTCAGGCTGATGTCAACCTTGACGTAGTTGATGCCGTCGCACAGGTAAACGTAGTCGTTGAACTGCACTCCCTCGACCGTGCGAACGCTCGCATTCAGCGCCGGCGTATGCACTGGTGCCGAAGCACCGGTGGCGATCGAGCAGACCGTCGGCACGCCGCCCTGCTCAAGGTAGTACACCACGCCAGCCTTGACGACGATCGTGCGGTCCTTGATCACCGTCTTGAGTGCGCCAGACGCGCCCGTGTACGCAACACAGCGCACCATGCACTGGACCGGTCCAGCGGAACCAAACTCGTAGATCGGGTTGAAGCCAGCGCGTGACGAGAGCCGCATCCTCCGACGCCCTTGGTCCACGGGCATCACATTGAGGATGTCCTGCGAGAACCCCGGGGGGACGGACGAGAACTGAGTGTCAGTCGTCCAGCCCTTGTACGGTAGGTTGGCTCCGATGTAGGGCATCAGGAGGCAACCTCGGCAATCACATATACAACACCCGGGAACCAAACAGCCTTGGTCGGCGCTGTGCCGCTTGTATGCCCAACGGTTGCTGTAATCGTGTACGTTCTGACTGCTGTGGACGTATTTGCTTGGCTAAATGCCAATGCCATTGGAGCGAATGCAGCCCAACTTGAATCGCTAGTAGTTGTTCCGGTTGTTGTCGCGCCAATAGAATTGATTGTTCCGCCACCGGTTGCTGTTACCGCAAGAGACATTGAATAGTTTGCGGTATTCCCGCCGGTACTTGCCGTACCAACTGCCCACGCTGGGAAGGTGTAGTGACTGCCATAAGTGCTGGGACTAGATCCAGAAAAGGAATCAACTCCAGAATCGTTGTACGCCAGTCCTGTTGAATAAAGCGGAAACACATAAATCGTACTTGACGCAGAAACCGGCGTGTAGGCGAACGTCCTAGTCGCTCCGGATGCTTGCGCTGTAGAAGTGACAGCCAGAGATTGAATAGTCAGATTCAACAAAGAACCAGACGCCATGTTCAGGCGCGCTAGTTGTGTCGCAAGACCTCCGGTCAGAGTCGTTTGCCCAGTGACCGCAAACGTACCGCCGACCGTCATGTTCTTTTCAACGGCAACCGTACCACCATCCGCATCGCCGATGTTGACGTTCGTCGTGGAACCAGCAGCGCCGCCAGTGCCGATGTTGATCGTCTTGGTTGCTCCGGTCCCGGTCGCCCCAGTACCGATGTTGATCGTCTGGGCAGTAATCACATCATCCGCGACATTGAGAGTCGTAGCAGCACCGCCGACATTCAACGTGGTCGCGGTGGTATCGAACACCGATGCAGTAGTGTTGGTCGTCGTGATGTCGCCGCCATTGACGGCGAGATCGCCGGTGACCGCAAGCGCTCCGCCAACCGTTGCAGCGCCGGTGATCGCCGTCGTGGCGTTGCGAATCGTCGCCGTGCCAGTCGTAGCGCCGATGCTGACCGTAGTCGCATCCTGACCAACATTGAGCGTGGTGGCGGTAGCGTTGAACACCGACGCAGTCGTCTGGTTCGTCGTGATGTCTCCACCGTTGACCGCGAGGTCGCCGGGAACAACCGCATTACCACTCGCGTCGCCAGTAATCACGACATACCACGATGACCAAGACCCGTTGTACGTCCTGTAGAAGAACCGACCGGTCGTCAGCGTCTGGAGCGTCATCAGGTAACGCTCGTTGGCCGCGCTGGTTCCGGTGTAGTCGAACTTGGCAACCGTCACCATCAACTGGCCGTCGGTCACCGTAGTCAGCCCGGACGGCCCGTTCGACACGCTTCCGGCACCAAGGATCAGGTACTTGCTGTTGCCGTTGTTGCGAAGAGCAGCAGCGTCGAGATCAGTGACCGACGTGCCGCTGGGGTTGTACTGGATCGGCTCGGTGCCGCCTGCGTACTCAAGGTTCGTCCAAGTCTGGGATCCATCACCGATCTTGAACAGCAGCGTGTCGGTCTCAAATCCGATCTCGCCCGCCGCAAGCGTGGTCGAGCCTGAAGTGCGCCAGTTTGCTGCGGTGTCTCGACGTACCTGAATACGGGTTGCCATGACTATCTCCTAGAACCCCGCTCACCCCCGGGTACGGGGGGAGCAGGGCAGAACGGGGGTTCTCACTTCTTCTTGAACGCGCTGACCGGCCAGATGTGCGCCAGCAGATAGCCGGCACAGAACGTCAAGCCTGCGAACCAGATTGAGCCAAGAAGGCTCTCGATGCTGCCAAGGATCATCATCACTTGCTCCTACGCTTCGGGATCAGACTCCTGAGCAACGCGCCCAGAGATGCTCCGATCCCCGTATGCACCAGCATAAACGCGGCAAGGGCCATCAGCCCCAAACCGACCACAAGACTGATCAGACTTGCCCACCAAGGCGTGGTGTCCTTCACAGACGGCAGGCTGCCAACGATGTCCGTGGTCTCGGCGTGGATCTCGCTGGACAGCACCATGATCTCGTCAGCCTTGCCGGTGATATCAGACACCACCACACGGGACGCCTCGATGCGCTCGACGGCCTTGCCCGGATCCTGCTGCTCGCCGGACAAGTAGCCGTGTGCGGCGGCCAGATTCTCGTCGATCTGTCCGGCCAAGACGGTCAGTTCGCGGGCCTTGTCGGTGATCGACTGAGCCTGACTGCTGATGGCCGACGCGCTGTCTGCGATCTCCTGCGTCCCGCTGGAGCAGGAGCAAAGCATGAGTGCCAAAAGTAGGAACCTCACTGGCGCTCCTCCAAACGGTCGATCCTGTCTCGGAGTTCTGCGATCTTCTCGGCGTGGTGGAGGCTCGTCTGGGCGCTGGCGGCGACCGTCTTGGCGAGATCACCAGTGATCTGCCGCAACTCGACGATGTCTGCCTGCGCTCGGGAAAACGATTCGTCTCTTCGCCCCAGCATCATGCAGACGGAAGCAAAGCCTGCGACTAGCGTACCCAACATGCTGTAAAACCTGATGTTATGTTCTGTGATCTTGGTCACTTGAAGGCTCCGTTGTCACGCCGGTAGAGACACATGGCCGACACGCTGGCGTTCGGGCTTACCCCGACTTGCAGGTGCAGGCTGATGTATGTCCACCCGTAGTTGTTCACGACGATTGTGCATGGAGATGCGTGGCTCGTGGTGGCCGACGACACCAGACCCTCAACCGGCAGTATCTCGTATTGCTTTGGCAGCGGGACGATTCCAAGACCGCCATCCGCATCGGTTGCCGTCGTGACGCCGATGCGCTCCATCGGCTTGAACACTGTGGCTCCGGCTGCTGGGTGAGTGATCCCGGCTCCGGCAAACTGCATCACAGCCATGTTCGCTCTGGCCGAAGCGAAGTGGTTGATGGCCGTACCGATCCACCGATCAGCAGGCCGGCTCCATGTCCAGCCGATCAACTGGAACTTCAGGTCGGTGTACGACGCAGCAGTGATGCACGGGATGATCAGGATTCGACCCTTCCTAATTGTGTCGATGACGATGCTCGGCTTGAACGGGTTGCCAAGACCATCATTGCCAATCTGCCAGTCAGTGAACCCCTTTTCAGTAAGCGCGAACGACTCCGGGATCAGCCCCATCGATGTCGCAGTACCGGTCGCAAGCAACGTCATAACGGTTGGGTGGTATTCCCAATCGTTCAATCTTGCCGCTTCTGGGTTGATGTTCAGTGCCATAGGTCACCTGAATATCTGTCCAGTGTTGGCGTACAGGCACCTAAAGTTACAGGTGTACGCCGTCGTGGCAGTCTGGCGCAGATGAATCGTCAGGTAGCGCCAGCCGTAGTTGTTGACCTGAATGATGGCGCTCGACGCTGCAAGCGTCGCAGCGTTAGCAGCGCGAAGACCCTCGACGGGGAGTATTTCATAATGCGCCGGCAGTGGAACCACGCCACCGTCGCCGTCATTGCCGGAAGTCGTGGTCACGCCAAGCAGGCCGAACGCACGATAGGTCACGCCGCCAAGGACAAGACCAGTCCCTGAGTCAGCCGTGTTGTTGGCATTCACAGCCGTCGGGCTGTGCGTCACCGCTTGGCAGATCCACGACGCGGCAGGACGGCTGTAGGACCAGCCAAGAACCTGAAACTGGAACGTGGCCGACCCGGTGAACTGCACCAGCGGCATGATGAGCGTGCGGCCAGCGTTCTCGCAGTCGATGCGGATCGTCGGCTGAAGTCCTCCACCTCCATCGATCAGCGAGTCAAACTGCGCCTGAGTCAGAGCGAAGTTCGACACGGCCTGCCCAATCACGGCAGCAACGGAACCAGACCGGGTGACGACGGTCGGGTGGACCTGCCACTCGAACGTGTCCGCAGGAGATGGGCTTACCGTCACTCCCATGTCAGGCGTTGGCGATGAGGGACGAAATAATGGAATGTGCGACTGCGTCGTATCCGTTCGTCTGGGCCGACGTTGTTGACGTCAGGTGCGACTGACCACCTGCATCGTAAAGCGTCCCAGCAGGTACGGTTCCAGTCAGAAGCCTGCTGGTCGGATAGACGGTGTTGATGTCAAACGCAGTTACGTTTCTTCCGGCATTCTGCTGGGCATACGCCACGGCAGCGGCTGCTACTGCGGACCGGTCCGTATTCCACGAATTTCCGGCAACGGAGACGACCGGGTGCGTCGGGGTGATGACGAATGCAATGTTCGATTCAGAACCACCATCCTGAACCCACTTTGCAATGCACCTATTGACGATTCTGTTGATTGCTGTGGTGTATCCAGAAGCCGTATCTGGACCATTGATTCCGCTGTTGACAAAGACAATGACTCGACCAGATCCACCAGCCTCGATCTGACGCTGGCGAACTTCCTTCATATACGACGAGAACAAATCACCAGCAGCCTCTACTCGATCCGCAATCTGCGTAGTCGTAAGTCCGCCGTGGTAGATGAAGTGGTTGACAGCGTAACCCTTTTGGTTCCGCTTGATAGTCGAGTGCCACAAGCACGCAAATGGTCCAGATGTCGGAACACCTTGACTAAACCCATCCCATCCGCATCGATGCTCAATGACTGTTCCACTGGCCGTCGTGAAGTTCAGCGTCGCTGTTCCGAACCAGTTGCCGGCAGAGCCACCAGACGTGGACGTCCACTCTGACGCAACCGTGGATCCTCCAGAACTCCACACCACCGGCTTGAACTGACCGCCAGTAGTAGCGAACTTGCCATAGACGCACCGGTATTGACAACTGACGCCACCCGAAGCGAAACCATTATTGATTGGGTTGTTTGTCCTTAGTGCAAAGTAGTTTTGGTTGACAGAAGATGTATAAGAAACACCTGATGCTACGAATGATCCACGCCATTCAAACCCAAGCCACTTCGGAAGTAAACTCGTATCGATTGATAGGCCATTCTTCAGCGCAACAGCGTCGGCGTCGGCAGCGGTGACCGCATTTGTCAATGTCTGAACCGTACCGCTCGCTCCGGCAGCGGTTGCCGCTGTCCAAGAATCGAGTGTGCCAATCATCATCGAACGGGTTTCTCTTGTCGTTGCCCCGCTTTCCAAACCACCCGGAATCATGGTCGTTGCGTATGGGGGAATCCCATACGAATAACCAAGAGACCTATCGATTCCGGCACAATATCCATAGTTGTCGTAACCGGTATTGCTGTCGCCAATCAGAACCACATCGATCGAGTCGGTTCCGTTCATCGCATCGACTAGGAATCGACCAGCAGTCGGACTCCCATACAGCGAAGGACCCGATAGGTTGACTGTCGTGTTACGAATCGGTCGAAGGTTTCGCATGATGTTCCTCGATCAGAGCGAGTACCAGAATGCACCCATCGTGCCGGCAGAAGACTTGAATTGGAGACCAACAATCTGGCTACCAGCGGTATCGACGAGCGCGTGGGCTGCTGGTGTGTTCGCAGCAGAAGCAGCACCCGGCGAATACACGTTCACCGTCGGAGTGCCTCCAGACGCCGTGATTGCAGAGAAGAAGTAGGCGGTGCTGGCGGTGCCGTCGAAGTTTGCGAACGACGGGATGCTTCCACCGGTCGAGTTGTATGCCGGCGTCAGTTCAGCAAGAATCGTCGGAACCCACAACACGACTCCAGTGCTTTGCTGGTAAGCGGTCCACCCAACAACACGGACACCAAGGTCGGTAGCGTTGTTGGCGAAGTGGAACGGGCATACCTTTAGGAGGCTCGGATCGTCGGCGTTCTCACCATACACGATCACGGTCTGACCAGTAGTCGTCGGCTGGGTGACCGTTGGGATGGTGCTGGGGTATGACGTGGTCGCAGTAACCTGAGCCTTGGAGTTCCTAGGCTGCTTGGTAGATGCGTATGAGACTGCGACGACTGCCTTTGACGGTGATGCAAGCATGTGATCTCCAGTTAGGTCGGGTTCTGTGTGAATCGAGGCAAAATGCTCATGCTGTAGCCGATCTCGTAGGACGGACGCAGGCGACCGATGTCTCGCTGGAGGATCCCGTCCTTGGTCAGCGCACCGGCCAAGATCGGGCCGGCGTCGATCTCAACCAGACGCTGCGACAGTCCCTCGTCTTCATACGCCATGCCGAAGGCGCGGCAGTACTGGATGAAGAGCGAGTCGCAATACTTGGGGATCGGGATCTCGTACGAGTCGGCAGCGCCGCTGGCAATCTCCACCCAACCGGCGCGGTAACGCACGGCGAGAGCGTCGGTTGCGGCAGCAGTCGGGGTCGGAAAGAGTTCAAGGCGTGCCGGGTTCAAGGCAGAACCGGCAGCGTTGGCGACACGGGACAGGCACGCATAGGTGACGCCGTGGCCGCCGCTATCGATGCTGATCTCGCGCAGGTTCTGGAGGTGGTCCGGCGTGACCAACTCGATGTTGAACCCGATGTTCTCGCGGTTGATCAGGCTGATGATCTCCTCCACATCGGACGGGAGGGACACATAGTCCTGACTGGCGACGAGGCTGATGAACGCGCTGGTCCGCTCCCTGAACCGCCACGGGCGCTGGAACAGGTACTGGCCGGCTTGGTTGACGACTTCTGCTAGACGTTCGGCGTTGGTCTGACCAGCAGCAAGGCTGGGGTACCCGCCGACGGCGAGCAGGACGTGACGCTTGACCTGTGCGAAGGTGGGCATGGGAAGCGGCTGGCTGGAGTTTCCCCCAGCCAGCCGGAAGTTGTGGGGTAAGGATCAGATGTTGGCGCCGTACCACAGATCGTGCGCCACAAGGCACGGAACGATTGAGGTAGCAGCAATGGCGACTTCGGTCGTGTTCAGCGAAATCGCTGCCGGATAGGTGCTGGTTGCGCCAGCAGCATTGCCGAAGCCTTCACCAGCGGTATCGTCGATGCCAAGAACCGCTCCGAAGGCAATGGCAGCAGTCGTTGCCGTAACCTTGGCGTTGACGATGCCACCGAACTGAACAACAACTTCAGTTCCAGCAGCGCCGGCTGAGTTCCCAAGATCGACGACCACACCGATGTATCCCTTGGTTCCAGTTCCAGTGCCGGACGCACGAACAACTCCAGCGAATGGAGTCAGGCGAGAATTAGCAATGGTCGTGGCGGGATAAGTCACGGAAGTGTGGCCGAAGGAAGTGCAGACGACGTCGCCAATCGCAAGAGCAGACGACGACTCACGATTGATGACACGAGCGGTGTGACCGTGGGGCTGGATGCCGATGTCACCGGAAGTGGGAGCGAGAAGCATGTGTATTGGTTCCTTGTTGTTGGAAGTGAAGGTGGTGGGGGGGGCTAGTTACCTAGCCCCCCACTGATTGACTCAGGACAGATCAGGTTGCGAGCGGGGCGACGATGCCCTGACGCTGACGGCTGTTGCAGAACAGGTTCCACCAGCAGTCCACCACCTGAACGTAGGTGAACGGCTGGTTGGGGTGACGCAGCACCTCGTGCTTCTCAAAGTAGCGGCGGCTGTGGAAGATCGGCGTCAGGTAGTTGCCGTTGACCCACCAGTAACGAGCGCCGCTGTCGATGGTAGATGCGCTCACTTCCGTTGCACCAGCAGTCGTGCTTGCTCCGCTGATCGAACCGTTGTACGCCGTACGAACTGAACCGCCACCAAGGGCTGGGTAGATCGCAGCGGTGTCAAGGTTGGAGCAGTACATCAGTTCGATGCCGCTGTAGGTCGGCGCGTTGTACGCCGGATCCTGATACGACACCAGCGTGTCATTGCTGGCACGCAGAGCCTGCTTGTAGTTGTTGATCCCGATGCGCGAGCAGAGGATCATCTGACGGTTCATCGAGGGCTTCTCAAAGTACTCGGCCCGGGTGGACGGAGTGCGGAAGTCCAACTTGAGGAACATCTCGTCGAACGCCGTCAGGAGACCACCGATCATGGCGCTGTAGGTCGTCGAACCGTCACGGACGTTCTTGACGCCTGAGTACGAAGTCAACTTGGTGTTGGGGTCCGTGGCATCCGGGTCGTAGTACGAGATCTGGTTCGACCAGCGGTTCTCGCTGGTGGGGTCCAGATTCATCACGTTGGTCCAGCCCAGCGGAGCGCCGCCACGGGGATCGCCGAAGACGCTGGTGAGCAGCGGGGCTTCGGTGATGAACGAGGCGAGCGAGAACGGCAGGCTGCCGGCGTTGCCCTCCATGTTGGCGTAGTTGCCGAACGGAGTCGCCCACAGGTCGTTCTCAAACCCGTTGGTCAGCGAGGTCCACATGCGCTGTTCCTTGATCCGCTTCAGACGCTTGTACTGCGCCTTGACGTAATCGCGGGTCGAGCCGGAGCCGCTGTTGAGTTCCACTTCGTGATCGGTCCACGCCATGTGGTCGATCGAGAAGCGCCACGGCGCACGCACCGTGTCGGTCACGTTGGCGTTGCGCCAAGTGAACGTGTCGTTGGGAAGGTAGTGATCGTAGGTCGATGCGTCATCGAACATGATCACGTCGCGGATCTCGTTGCCGCCCTGCACCGTGGCTTCGCTGGTCTTCTCCTTGAGAAGTCGGCTGAAGGCGTAGGTGTTCTTGACGGCCTCGTTGATCACCTGATCGGCGCTGGTCAGGTAGGTGGGACCAGTCGCATTCATGAAGTCGTTGAAGGTCTGAATCGGGGTTCCGGCCATTTGTGGCTCACTTTCGTGTCAGTCGCTTGGCTTCGGAAAGGCTTCGCCCTTCAAGCAGTGCTTCCAGAACTGCGTCCTCGGCGTCGGCGGGCGTCGTGGGACGCTCGTTCCTGCCTACGGTCGGTCGTGCTGTCGGCTGTCCTACGCGCCGGGGATCCCGGGCCGGACCTGCAATGTTGGCGAAAGCCTCCTGCGCCAAGTGAATCATGGTTGGGTAGGTACCGGGCTTGCTTCGCCCAAGACGATCCATTTCGGCCAGCACCGCGTTTGAGTCAACCGGGTTCCCGTATTGACCCTGAACGAACGTGATGGCCTGCTCGACTTGGGTTTGCAGCCCACGCAACTGCTGCTCCTGCTGTTGCAGGCGCAACTTTGAGACCTCTTCGGACAGCGCCGTATAGCGCGGATCCTTGGAGTCCTCGTCCGATCCTGCGTCGTCGTCGTCCGTATCCGGCTTGCCACGCGGGTTGTCGGATTCCTCATCGAAGGATTCCAACTCCTCGTCGCCAGCCTTGCGCCCGGACTTCAAGTGGGCATTCTCGGCTTCAAGCGCCTTCATCCTCTTGCCGTACCCATCCACGTCTGTCTGACGCTTGCCGGCCTTGCCGGCCCACGCCATCAGCGTGTCCTTGGACACGGACTTGAGGATGTCATCAGGCACACCATCGCGCTTGAGAATCTGGTATGCCCGATCGAGATCAGCATCTGGCTTGACCGGAGCAGGTTCCTCCTTCTGCTCCGACTCGCCGAACAGTCGATCCAAGACCTCGTCGTCTGCGTCCCTACCAAGGGGTTCGCTCGTTACGGGATCAGCAACAGGCTCTTCCGCCGCTGCCTCGACTGGATTCTCGATCTCTGCCTCGACCTTCGGCTCTTCTGCCTCGGTCACGCCGTCCTTGGGTTCAGCCACGCTGTCCTACTCCTTCGCATACCCGTGCCTCGACATCACCTCACGTTCATGCCTACGAGACATGATCACTGGCTTGCCTTGGCTGTTCGTCGTGCATCCCTCAAGGTTGCGAGGTAGCGACGACGACACATACGGGTACTGGGAGCGGTTCGTGGCTGGGTCGATCTGGTAGTCAGCGACCACCCTCGTCAACACACGGCCATCCACCTCGACGGTTGTGCCAATGCTGGGAGCCTCAGACATCGAGTACATCAACTCGACAGTCTCGCCAGTGGCCTCGTCGATGAAAGGGTACAGGGGCATCAGCGCCGGCCCTCAACTTCTGAAATAATTTCTTGCATGGACCGGGGTTGCGCCCCGCCGGCCTGAGCGCCGGCGGCGGCCTGCTGGGCCTGACCCCGCATCTGCTGGACGGCACGCATGTCGATCATGTCGCCCAGATTGGGCATATTCATCGCGTTGCCGACCACCGACAGCACCTGCTTCCAGTCCACATGCGGGGCAGCCACCACCGCCTGACTGATGTTGCCGATGACCTGAAGCAACTCGACCGACCGGCGCTGGAGCAGACCCTCGCTGACCCGCTCCATGCTGTACGCCTCCACGTCGATGTCGAGGTCGTCAAACGCCCCAACCATCGCCATCGCGGAGAAGATCGGCTCCGGCTCGCCCATGATGGCAATCCCGTCCTCGCCAACCGGGAACACCACCTTGTCGTCGTAGAACATGAACCAGCCCACCGACCGCAGGCAACGGTTCACCGACTCCTGAAACTGACGCTTCAGGTGGCTGATCCGAAGGCCGCTGGAACTCTCCGCCACCTGCACCTCGGTCGCCGTGGCGTTGCCGCTCACATTGCCGCGCATGGCGTCGTGGATGCCAGACACCCGGTC